TGGCTGTATATCGTCATGCTCGTCGGCCGACGCCGCGGGCGCGCCTACAGCACGCATGAGTTGCAGCGCGTTGCCTCGAGATCCAGAACGCGCCATGTCACCCATCGTACCTGGGTGCGTCATGGCGTGTTGAATCAACTTGTCTTGCGTTTCTGAAACAATTTTGATTCGTGCGTCTCGAGTCGGCGCTTTTTTCATGCGCTTGAGGGCGGGCTGCACGATGGCGTCCCGCGACTCGTACATTGGTGCGATGTCGTCCAGCCCTACAGAAATGCCCTCGTTAGTAGCGAAGGCGTCTCCTAGCCGCTTAACCTCAACAATCGTTTTCGCGTATTGTTCGGGGCGGTCTTTGGCCAGAGACAACATTGAAGACAGCAGCTTTTTGCGCGTGATGACCCCTTCAGGCCGATAGCCTTCAGGGATTGCCCCGTTCAGTAAGTGCTGTCCAAATGTCGTCGGCATCGGCGTAATGTATCAGACAGCCCCGCTTCGCGGCAGCCCCATCTGGTAATTGCGTGTTCCCGCGTCGCCACCCTCGAGGGACGAGCTACCGCTCCAATGCGGCGGTTTTTCCGGGATGGTGCCTGCCTCTGCCGGCTTCGGCTTGTCGGTACCTGTTTCGTCTTCCGTGCCATCTTGCTGCACGAAGCTTACGAACTCGTCGGACGTGTGTCGCGGAGCGGCGTGGTGCTGGTCGTCGGCACCCATGTGGGGGTCCGCGTTCGGGTCACCGCCCATGTCGGGCAGTGCTTGTAAATCCGGCGGCGGCCCGGCCTCATCAGGACCCCCTTCAGGGGATAAAGCGCCGGAGTGTGGCATGCCCGGATGCGGCGTACCCGGGTGCGGAGGGCCCGCGTGAGGAGTAGCGCTGTGGTGGGGAGGCGCGTCGTGATGCGGCGGAGCACCTTCGTGCGGGGGGCCGCCGGCGCCCGGGGGTCCGCCTGCCGCATGGTGCATCGGATGCGCGGGGTGTTCCGGCGGCACATCTTCTCGCGGATCCGGCATCATATCCGGAGCGCCGCCCTGGTCGCCAGGGCCAGCCCCCGGGTGACCGGGAGGAAGGTCTGCAGCACTTCCGCCATCGCCCATCTGCGCTTGAAGAAGCATCAGCAGTTGCTGCTGTTCCTCCGGTGACAGATTCGCCAGCTCCGGTGGAAGGCCCGAGTCGTCAGGTCCCTTGGGGGTTGTCGGAATAGCGGCAGGGGCATCGTCCGGCGGCTTGTGGGTAGCGTCTTCCGCAGCGGTCTTTCCAAAGACAACGCCCCAGGCAGTTCGTATACCGGCATCTCGAGCGAGGCGGAGATACGCGTGCTTGGTGTGCGAAACGTGCTCAGGTAGTGTTGACATATTTTTCGTGTGGTGGGCCCATTCGTGGGGCATGTTTTTGGGTAGTTCTCCACGATCAGCCGCAGCGAACATGTATTTTCTTTGTGCCTGGCTTTTGAAGGGCATAGCTATAACCTCGATCCAGCGGGCAAACCTGCAGCTGTATTTAGCTGACCCATCGCATTGTTATAGCCCGCGCTAGTGCGCTGGCGGACGTCGTGTTGCACATCGTACGCTAGTTGCGCAGGCTTGGCGACGGCTTGTTCGCCTAAGTACCCACCTGCAAGGCTTCCGGCAACACTGCCTAGCGGGCCGCCAGCGGCTGTTCCTGCAAGTCCACCCAAGTGCCCGCCTACGAGGTTGCCGCCGATGCCTGCTACGGTGCCCACCATGTTTCGGTGGGTCTCGTGCATCGCTTTTTCTTCCGGGCTGTTGAAGGCCAGCTCGATGGCTTCCTTAGCCATGCCCATTTTGGGCATGAATTTAGACAAGCCGCGCGCCACACCTTTGGTCAAGCTAGGCGCAACCAGGGCCAGCCCCAGGAGCTCGCGCGCGTGACTAGCCGGAGAGTTTGACTCGACGCCTAGACCCTTGCGCAGCTTATTGCCAAAGGCCTTTACTTTCTTGTTGTGAAATTTACTCAGACCGTGTCCGGTAAGAGACGCGGCGTACGGAGCCGCAAGCAGTGCAATGCCGACATCGTCTACGTGATCCTCGAGATTGTGCAGCGACAACGCAGTCTTCTGCAGCCCTGTGGTTACTAGGGCTGCATCGGAACCAGCGGCGTATGCAGCGTATAGCGTAGAGAAGGGCATGTCAGTGTGCCGCGAGGGCAGTAAGTTCTGCCAGTGAGTGGTCTACGGAGTCGGCTGCAGCGCGGTAGGCTTGTGCCCGAGTAGCCCAATTATAGTCGCGGTCCACGGCGGCCATGCATATATTACACAGACGGCATAGCATGCCGCGCACTACACCAGTACGATGACAGTGATCTACCGCGGTGGCAGGTGCGGGGCATAGGGCGCAGACACCGCCTTGTTTACGAAGCAACGCGTCCACCTCACCCTCTGTTACGCCGTATTTACTGAGTAACTGCGAACCGCGGCGGCTACCAGCACAGGTCTCACACCATTTACGGGGCTTACCCTGCTTTGGTATGAATTCAGCGGAGCAGTGTTTGCAAACCCGAGGAGCCACGACGCGTAACCGCGCGGCCCCGCCAGTAATCTTAAACCTGCAATCGGGCGACATACACGTGCTCGACCAGCCGGTAAACTTACCCGCCTTAGAATACCGGGGGCGCGTGTAGTCGACACAGTATTTACACTTGGGGGGTGTCTGAAGCCGATGGTCTACTTTAGTTTTGTGGGCTTTAAGTGCGGTTAACTTGCCTTTGCTTATGCAAGCCGGGCTGCCGCACGTGGTGTTCCACTTTTTGAAGTATTTACCTCTACTAAGTGTGGCGGACACTGCGTCAGCGCAGTATTTGCATCGCGGCGCGTGGCGTACTTTCCCGGGGAATAGTTGCATCAGGGCGATTCAAATTCTACGGGCGTAGCTGTTGTGATCTCTCCGGCGTTGTAGGCCTCCATTGCATCCGCGCGTGTTTTGAACTTTACGGGGGCTCCATTAGCTTTTTCTTGAGACATTTTCCATACGCCCATGATGGCTTCGTGCTGAGGGAAGACCATCAAATCGTCTCGGTTTTTGTCGCTGAACAAGAGCTTTGACATAGTTAGCTGTTGTGCTTCAGCCACTGCTTTGTCACTGATGGGTACGTGCAATTGCATAGTATCCCCATCATAATCCAGATTCATGCCGCGCTCAAGGAAAGGCTGTATACGCAGTGATTTTCCATCTACAGGTACAGGGTACGCAGCTACGAAGTTGTGCTTATGTAGCGTGGGCGCTCTATTTACGAATACGGGCCGCTTCTGAAGCTCTGCGTTAAACACTGCGCGTGCAAGGGGATGCCGCTCTTCTAGCATCTGCGCAGCGTTAGTGGGCTTGTGCCCTTGCCCGATCAACCCGCGCATCACGAACTTACCGTAAGTCGTCCACAACATATCCTCAGGTACGCCTATCTGGTCGATAGTCAGGGTGTTATCGGGAGTCGCGGTAGCACGGCCCGACAAGTCTTGCTGGCGCTTCAGAATCTTCTTGTGGAAGAAGCCTGACTTAGGAGTTCCAGCGCCGGCGATTTGCTGTATGTAGCCCTTGGCGTCGCGGCCGCGGAGCTGAGGACTCACCGGCTCCTGCAGGCCAAACAGCGCACCGGTTGCGTCGTAAAGCTTTTTGCGCGCGTCCGCGATTGCGGTGGGCATACCCGTCTCGGCAACGTTTTTTAGAGCTTCACTGCCAAGACCAACGTCGCGGTAGAAATAGTTGATGTCGGCAATCTGCAACTCGTTACCGCGGTTAGACGGCAGGATGGGCCGCATCACCGGGGGCGTTACGGGGATATGGCTAAGTATGTACGCATCACCTGCTTTAGTATGGCCGCCTTCTTTTAGCGCTTGCACGTACTTCAGCTGCTTGATGCAGTCGTCCAAGTCTGCACCACGCGCGGTCTTTACGCGGTTGCGCAGCTCTTTCTCTTTAGCGTCAAGATCGATTTTGTTAAGGAGCTTGCGGATACCCGGGCCGCCGTGCTCGCCGATGGCGTCAGTCAGCTCCTTGCCGGTCATACCCAGCAGGCGCCGCGCTGGCTCTTCGAATACCGGGTTGAGTACCGGCTCCGATAGCGTCATGTGTGACCAGCGAGTGCCGCCCAGCCCTCCTGTGAGCACCGGGTCGAACAGGCCGCCCTTTTCGGGGGTCATATTCTTGGCACTGACCATGAACGATTTAGACTTCTCAAGACTGGGCGTGGCCAATGCGCCGGAAGACATCTTGAGAACGTCTTTATCAGTCAGCGGTCCAAGCACTGCCTGTGTGTTGGTCTTGTCTACGTTAATCCCGGCGCCCTTTAGCATCGCGACAAACTTTTCCGCCACAAAGGGAGTCTTGGGCGGAACAGGCGGCAGGCCAAACTCGTAGGCGCGCCAGAAGTCATCACTCTTTTCGCTCTTTACCGTGAGGCCTTCCTTGAGAACGTTGCGCGCATTGTGAGCTAGCAGCGCGTTAATCTCCATCTTGCCCAGGCCCTTGGCGCCCTCGTCACCGCCTCGAGTGGGCTGCATGTTGATGTCGTAGGCATCAACGCCGCGAGCAGCGTAGTTGGTCTCGGTGTTCTTGAAGAGCTTTAGGATTGTGCTTCGTCCAACGAAAATGTTGGGGATGTGCTTACCCGATACCGGGTCATAGACAGTCTCTTTGTCTTTAACGCCGTGTTTAGCGAGCTCGTCTTTGGCAAACTGAACGTGGTCCTTGTCCATGAAAAGTGGAAGGACATAGGGCTTGCCTGTTTTGTGCGCTACTTTGCCCAACGCAGACTCAACTATCTGTGCAGGGTTGACGCGGCTGACTACGCCGGCAGACGTAAACAAAACGTCTACGGGGTCACCGTTCTCCGCCTTGATCATCCGTTCATTGGGGATGATTTCGGAAACAACGCCCTTACCGCCAAAGCGGTTAGCGAGCTTGTCGCCCACCTTCATGGGCTCGAGCGTACGCACCGTTACCATTATCTGTCGGGCGGACTCGACAGCTTCTTGAACGGTGCCGTCAACCGCGTGGTCCCACAGCACCGCTGCGTTACGGTACGGCTTCACCAGTGACTTGTGCAGATTGCCGAGAAGCATCGCTTCTGGGGTCGGCGCAGACTTACGCAGGCCCAGGATTAGTGGGTCACCGTAATGAAATACCTTGCCAGGTATAGCTACGCCGTTTGAGTCTAGTTTGCCGAGCTGCTCGGCCGTGAATTCTGTGCCGTAATAAGCTACGTACTTGTTCTTGCCCGTTATGATTTCCGGGCTCTTCTGCAGAACCTCTTTGTACATGTGCTCGGACGTCAGCTTGTCCGCAGCGCCTTGGCTGATGACTACTGCGTCGTTCGAGTTCTTCCCGTAGTACGCCATGTAGGCAACAGACAGGTTTTTACCGAGAGCCAGTTTACCGTTCTTGGTAAAGTTAGACTCGGCGAGCGGTTGGTCTTGTTTGACTTTATCGCCGACTTTGACGTTTACGTCGTTGTGCAGGTACGTCTTCGACGCGAGTGGAAAGTACGTGTCATAGGGTATTTTGTGCAGATCCCCCGTGTCCGACACCGCAGCGGTTTTAGCATCGGGGCGGATGTAGATGTAGTCCTTGTCGATTTTGTGGACGACACCGTCTACTCGAGCAGTCGGCACGATTAGCCGCGCAAGCTCAGCCTCCATGCTCTGTCCAGCACGCGCAGCCTGTACTTGGACTAGCGGAGCCTCCCGGTCGATTAACGGTACCGCTTGGGTCTGGAATTTAGACCCCATGATTAGACGGTTACCCTGAATGCCGTTGCTGAGAGGTACGAGGGCAGTGGCCGGGCTCAGCATGAAGGTGGGCGCAGGGACGTAGTAATCCACTTCACCCTTGGGCACCGAGACTACGTCAACACCACGTATCGCGTCATGGTGTGTGGATTTAGCGTCTTGCCCTGAAAACCCGATAGTCTTCACGGCGAGCTCAGTGACGGGCACATGCACCATCTTGTTGGTGCGAGCGTCCCGCATCAGCGAGTACATGTTTCCGTGATGATCGCGAAAAGCGGACATTGTTGCGCGTACATCGATACCGGCTTTGGCGCCTTCGGACGTGCGTGCAGGATCTAGAACGCCCAAGTGCGTGTTGTGCACTTTTCGCGATTCGAACGGAATAGCGCGCTCACTCGAGATGCCGCCTTCACCGAGCGATGTCACGCGTCCTGCGTGGTCAATTATCTCGATGGGGTTAATTTGCATCGGAATTGACGGAAGCTGTGTGCTGGTGATCAAGCCGTTCAGTGACTTGGTGAACACCGAGCTAGGCACGATACGGGAAAGCGGCTCTTCGCCCTTTGTCTGGGTGAGCTTGGCTGCGATCTTCCGCGCAATGGTGCGCTTAGCGTCTACGTTCAAACGTTCGCGAAAGAAGTCGTCTGCTGCGTGTATGGTCTTGAACTCGAGACTATCGCGGTCGTCGCCCTTAGCCTCACCACGATGAACCTCAATGAGTTTCTTCGACGCCATGAGCATCGACATCGGCGACGCTTTATCGAACGGCAGGCCAAGGGTACGCAGATTGACCTGCGGGTCCATCGCTGTTTCGCTCAAGTAATTGTGTACGAAGTCTTTCTTGCCCTCTAAGGTCGCGGGCGTTACCTGGTCACTGTGCTTTATTTTGCTTATGACCTTGTTAAGCGTGGCCTCTTCTTTGTCTTCAGAAGACAGCCGCGCGTTCATGTCGCGCAGTTTCTCGCCCCACTGCTTGCGAATATCGGTGTCCGGTACGCCTAACGCGCGTAGAAGGGGGTATAGCGCTATCTTAGACGCGCCGAGCTCCATATGGAGTTTGCCGGATTCAGGCTCCATGGCTAGGCGGAAGTTCGTACCTTTGCTCAGGTTGAACGACGCCTCATACTCACCATTGCCGCGCTCGCGCGTATAGACGCCCGGCTTTAGACGCAGCTGATTAGGTAAGTCGTACTCATTTCCACCTACGATGAACGTATGCCGCTCTGTAAAGTACGGCATCTGAATCAACGTGTGGTTTTTTAGCGTGTCTACAACCTTGCCGCTTTGGTCTTTGAGTGTAAGCGTGCCTTGTATCGACTCATGCAGCGTACGGCCTTGCATGATCGCGTCTTTTTGCTCGTTAGACGAGTAGTCTTTTTCTTTTACGTGCGGGTCACTCAACTCGAGCGTGTGATACCGACTGACGATGGGGAAGATATCCTTCAACCCGTCTATTGTTTTCTGCCGGATCAGCTGACGCTTCGTAGCGGCATCGGCCATCATGGGCAGCAACGCGCCCGTGTGAGTGTTGACGGAGGCAGTCATTTTTAGCCCTCTAGTATACCCGATCTCTCGAAGAGGGCTTCGATAAATCGGCCGCCCCTGCGGTAAAAGGAAGTAGCGCCTCCTGAATGACAGGAGATTCGCCACTGCAGGAGAGAATGAAGGCTATGGGCAAAACAGTCAACCTGACGTCGGACGACATCGCGAACCTCGTGGGGCTGAACATGCAGGTCGCCAAGGTCTGCGTCTGGGCGTCGCACATGGGGAGCACCGCGCAGGCTCAGCGGCTGCTGCGTACGCAGGGGTACCAGATGGACCCCGTCATGATCATCGAAGTGGGCAACTACTTCATCAAGGAGTGGCAGGTCGATGCTCCCCGGGTCGGGGAGAACGGCCGGGACCGCTGCTTCCTCTGCAGCCGCGTGCTCCCCATCGAGGGTGAGCTCTGCAACTGCTACAAGCTGGCGCGCGCGTGCACCTACATCACGGACGTCGTGTCCCTCAAGGACATCGAGTCGTACCGTGACCAGGACCCGCGTGGCTACCGTGACCAGCTCGTGTCGACGCACCTCTGCGCGACGCCGGGCTGCGGGCAGCTCTTCCCGGTCACCCTCGGCTTCGTCGAGGACACGATGCGCCGGCGCGCCGCGCGTGGAGAGACGGGGCCCTACCGGGCGCCGACGATCTGCTCCGACTGCCTGCACACCGCGCGTGAGCACAAGCGGCAGGCCGACGAGCGGCGCCACGCCGCAGAGCAGCGGAAGCTGTTCCGTGGCAATCCGAACCGCAGCACGCTGGGTGACAAGCTCCTCAAGAAGGTCGGAGCGCTCGGGAAGCCGGAAACGCCGCCCGCGACGACGTCCATGCCCGAGCCCGTCACGCAGCCGGAGGAGCTCGAGGCGAGCACCAGCGACGCGGAGAGCGCGTCGCCGCCCGCACCCACGAAGAAGCAGCGTGCGCAGCGCCGTCCGCGCAATGCGCGCCACAACCCCGCCGCGCCGCCCCCGAAGGTCGAGCTCGTCCCCTACACCCCCGCCGCGGATCTCGTGGCGGCGGTCAAGGCGGCTGGAGCTCCCGTGTCCGATGATCTCGAAGTCCCTGCCTCGGAAGATCTCGGCGGCTCCGATGAGCCGTCGAGTGATTCTGAGCAGGTGCTCGAGGCCTAAACAGAAGAAGGAGACACCCCATGGACGTTCGACCGGTTCCGCTCTCGTAACTACAACTACTCAGAAGCATCCGAATCGTCAGATTCGTCCTGCTCCTCAGTAGTCATAAACGAGACGGCGTCGGCGTCATCCTCCTCATCTGTATCAGGGGACGGGCCGTCGCTGTCGCTGCTAGACTCAGAGTCGTCCTCGCGCTTGCGCTTGGACGGCTCTGGGTCGAGTAGTTCGGCAGTGGTCAAGTAGTCACGCTCTGACTTTGGCGGGAGCGTCTTAGGCTCCATCCACTCAACCCAGATTACGACGGTGCCGTCCTTCAAAAAGGTAGTCTCCTTTTTGTTGATGATGGCCTCGCCACGAAGAGACTTATCCATGATCTCTTTTAGGCGATCGGATTCATCTAGCTCGTCTAGAACAGGTTGTCCGTTAGAAAAGCCGCTCGTGACGTTACCCACTGTAAGACGGGCGCACTGAAATTCAAAGCTGAACTCCTTGCCGCCTGCGACTTTACCCTCTTCATCTGCACCAATGCGACGGACCAGCCTCTGCTGGCCGTCGCTGCCTGCTAACAGATCGGGTACTTGTTTAGCTACGGCTTCAGGAGCGTCAGGTAGTTCTTGTGCTTTATGCAGGGCACTTAGAAAGTCTTCGCTCACTGCGGGGCTCCAGTCTGGGCGCTAGCATTTTGCTTCTTGGACATGGACTGCGCCGTAGCCCACCTATCCTTTGTTACAGCATACATGACCGGGTCTTCTTGTGAGAGCTGGTCCAGGAACGACTTTTGTGCGCCAGGATCCATGCCCATCATTTGCTGCACTAACTGCTCGGCTTGCGCAACTACTGCTCGAGGGTCGTAGTTGAGGCCGGCACTCGGGCCCTGCTGCGCCGTTTGCGTGGCTTGGGCCATGACGTTTTGTTGTATCTGTTGAACTTTGTTTTGCGTATCTAGCTGCATACGCGTTTCGTCTAGCAGCTCTTGCTGTCGCTTGTCACGCTCCTCGTTTATATCCAGGTCCAGCATGTCGAGGATTGTGCCATCAGACACGAGAGGCTTGCTCGAGTTCAGGTTGAGCAACAGCTGTTTCTGCTGTGCATCGTCAATCAGGCGGAACGGGATGAACTCTACCTTGGCGGGTTTCCACCCCATGATGTCGGAGATTTGGCCGACGATCCACTCCATCTGCGCGTTGAGCTGGCCGGTGTATGTTTCGAGCTGATTCTCTAGCATGCGCAGAGTAATCGCAGAGCCCGTAAAGGACAGCCCACCGTAGAGAAACTCCTTGGGGATGCCCATGGCTGCGATAATATTGTCTTCTGCGTCTTTTACTTCACCAAGCGTGAGCAGAGAGCGTCCTTGCCCGCCCATCATCGTAACGCCTAGCGCAGCAGGCGCGAACATGATGTGGTTGGGGTCGCGACGCCATTTACGCAGGTTCGCTTCTAGCTCTTGACGCCACTTCAGCAGGTTAATTGACTGTGCAGGATCGGCCGTGCCGCTGATAGGTGCAGGGTGCAAGACGCGAAAAGGTACAATGTGCTCGAGTGCGATGGCTTCGTTAGCCTTGCGCAACACGGCTGTGTAAAAGAAGAGCTTGATGGTCGAGGTAAGCGGCGGAAATCCCCACTGAGATTCAATACCCGCGGGCGGGCTGATCTTCATGTGGTAGAGCTGCCCGGGAGCGAACTTGAAGACTTTGTCGGACTTGATGCACCGCAAGAACTCGATAGGCATCGTGTTGATGATGTGCGCGTCGCCCTTTTCGACCTTGCGCTTGAGTTCTTGCGGGATCGTGTAGTAGTATTCCGACTCGCCCGTGATGGGGTTGTGGTTGATGTCGATGAGCTTGGGGTCCCATCGAATGATGTTAATGCGCTTCTCGTCGTTTACCTTTTCGTCCTTGATATCACCTGAAGTCGCGGTCTTGCAGCCGGGGCAGGTGTAGTTGAAGGTCAAGGTCTTCAACGTAAACTTGTACGCGATTTTCTTGATGTTCGTGCGGGCGTTGCACGCTTTACAAATCAGGAAGCGGTTGAAGGGGTGGTAAACTGAGGTGAACGAATTTCCATAGAGCTGAACGTCTAACCCTGAGCAGATGGCAACGTTTCGGGCGCGTACCGATTTGTCTAGTACGCGCTTCCAGTTGTCCTTCAGGGTTTCTTCGCTAGTCTCTATGTTTATTTCCGTGACGGGGTACTCTGCGAACTTTTTCAGTGCCGCGAATACATGCGCGGAGTTGTAGTAGAGGTACTCTACCCAGCGGAAGAGGTCCTTCAGCTTACGCGGCGCAAAGCCGGTAAGGAAATCGAACATCGGATTCGGCGTGCTAGCCCCATGGCGCGACGACGCTAAATCCGAGAACCCAAAGTTACTGGAGACTGACATATGCTGCCTTCGTTCTCTGGAGAGTCATGCCGCTGAAGCTAGAAGCTATCACGGTCTATAACACGCCGGCGTTTGTTCTGCGAACAACAGATGCTGCGCTAAAAAATGTCTATGGTGCAACGTACCACGGGCCGTCGCAATCGTGGAGGTTTCCGGCCTTTGCGCCTGTGCGTGATGTGGTGCTGGCTGATTTACGCAAGACTCTACCAGGCCTCGAGGTACCCCCTGAGTTACTGGTAGCTCCTGAGCTCAGCATACCTGAAGATTTTAGCTACGTTACGGCACCATACCAACACCAGCGTGACGGGCTTGCCCACGTCTACCGGTACCTGCGTGCAGGGCTGTTCTATTCGCCAGGATTGGGTAAGTGCAAGATCATCGCCGACTTGCTCCGACTCACAGGAGATTCTGCGCTGATACTGTGCCCGCGCGTGATGTTGCACGCGTGGGTCGCCGAGCTGAAGCTGCACGGAGGCATAGAGGATTGCCTCGTAATAGCCGGGGCTACGAAGCCTAAAAAACTAGCGCAGATTGCGTCTGCTGTAAGCAAAACGCCGCGCGTAACTATTACGACCTATTCGACGGCTGCGCTGTATCATGAGCAAATCCTGCGGATTGGCTACGCGCTCATCGTTGCGGACGAATCGCACCAGATGAAGTCTCCGTTCGCTGACCGAACCAAGGCGGGACAGGCACTGGCGACCCGCGCATACCGCCGCGTTCTACTGTCAGGGACCCCATCGCTTGGGTCACCCTTCGACCTGTACGCGCAGTTGCGGTTTCTTGGCGCATACTTTTGCCCGGAGGACTGGTGGTCGTTTCGTAAGAAGTTCGGCGTGTTTCCCCCGCACGAGGCGAACGAGAACGTCCCTAAGATGCTTCTTGGCTTCAAGAATCTCGAGCTGATGAATGAGCGCGTAAACAAAGTCTGCCTGCGCAAGACTAAGGAGGAGTGCCTAGACCTTCCTGAGCAAACGATAATAGACCGAAGATTTCCTCTTAGCTACGCGCAGAAGAAAGAGTATAACGCGCTAATCGAAGATCGTTGCGATGCTGCGGGCTTTGGAATTGACGCAGACCTTACTGCCGGCGTGATCTCGAACGCTACCGGCGCCGTACTTGCACCACACGTAATAGTCACGGAAACCATATCGCTTCTAGGCAAGCTCGACCAGCTAGCGAGTGGTTTCATGTACAAGACCACAAAGAATCCGCGCTTGTGTGATGGCTGTGTCAACGTACATACGTGCACTTCTGCGCAAGTTAGCCCGTATACCAAGGCGTGTAC